ACCTACGCTATCAACCAATTTGTATGTGCCTGGCAATGGTTTTAACATCACAGTCCCTACACCAGTAAGCAATGACCAATGGATGCTTCTGCAACCTGCTGGAACGCTTGCTGCTGGCACTATTACCTTACCGCTTAACACTGGCGTGCCTGATGGCACTACGGTGCTTATAACAACCACCCAAGAGATCACATCATTAACCCTTGCGTTAAATGGTGCGTCTGCTATTTTTGGTGGCGTTACATTTTTAGCAGCAGGTACAGCGACAGCCATTAGATTCTATCAGCCAACTAACTCATGGTATCAAATCAATGCTGAAACAACTTATGGCACTAATATGCAGGTGTTTTTAGCAACACCAACCAGTGCAAACTTACGTGCTGCAATGACTGATGAAACTGGCACAGGCTTATTAGTATTTAATACAAGCCCAACCCTTGTAACACCTATCTTAGGCACACCAACATCTGGCAATTTAAGCAACTGTACTGATTTGCCAGTAGCGACAGGCATTAGTGGATTGGGTGCTGGAGTAGCAACATTCTTAGCAACGCCATCAAGTGCAAATCTAGCATCTGCAGTAACTGGCGAAACAGGCACAGGCGCATTGGTGTTTGGCACAGGCCCGACAATAGCATCACCAACATTTACAACACCAATACTAGGCACACCAATATCAGGCAATCTAGCAACTTGTGTCGGCTTACCTATTTCAACTGGTGTGTCAGGTCTTGCTGCTAACGTAGCAACATTCTTAACTACTCCATCATCAGCCAACCTTGCTGCTGCTCTTACCGATGAAACTGGTACTGGTGCTAACGTATTTGCTACTGGCCCGACATTTGATAACATCAATGGTTCTGTTCAAGCACTAGGTGGCCCAGGCGCAGTTAATTTAACAACATACACAACTGCTTTCACATCAACGGCTGCTGGTAATGCTTTAACGCTTGCTAATGGCGCACAAGGTCAAATTAAGAACATAGTTTATGTAGCTGAAGCGGCTGGTGGTGATACTGGTATCTTAACGCCAACTAACTTAGGTGCTGGCACGACTATTACATTCAATGCTGTGGGTGATAGTTGCCAATTGCAATTCATTGGCACTGACTGGTGGGCAGTATCACTTAGAGGCGCAGTGTTAGCTTAGGAGAGCATCATGCGGTTTTTGCCAAATGGAAAACCAAGCAATCCTAAACAGCCTAATAAAAATAAGTTATCTAAAGTCCCATTAAAGGCCAGGAAAAAATGAAATCACCTGCATGGCAAACTAAGGCTGGACAAAATCCTAAAGGTGGACTCAACGCTAAGGGCAGAGCTTCGTATAACAAAGAGACTGGTGGCAATCTAAAAGCACCTGTTAAGTCTGGTGACAATCCTCGCAGAGCCTCTTTTCTAGCACGTATGGCTGGCAATGCTGGCCCTGAGTATAAAGATGGTGAGCCAACTCGATTGCTGCTATCTTTAAAGGCTTGGGGTGCGTCATCTAAAGCCGATGCAAAGGCTAAAGCCAAAGCAATCACCACACGTAATAAAGCTAAAAAATAATGCAAATCCCTATCCTAAACGGCATCTTTGTTGATAACTCACCAGAGTTACGCACCAGTTATCCAGTCAATCTAGTACCAGTCCCTAAAGTATCTGGAATCAGTACGGAGTTCTTACGCCCTGGCGATGGCTTAGTGGCAAATGGAACTGGCCCAGGCATTGATCGTGGTGGTATAAACTGGCAGGGTAAACTGTATCGTGTCATGGGAACTAAGCTGGTTGAGATTGATGCTGCTGGGGTTGTAACTGTACTTGGTGATGTTGGTGGCCCGATAACAGAATACGTGACATTTGATTACAGCTTTGACTTACTAGCCATCGCATCTGGTGGTCGTTTGTATTATTGGAACGGCACAACCCTTGTTCAAGTAACTGACCCTGACTTAGGCGTGGTGCTGGATTTTGTATGGGTTGATGGTTACTTTATGACAACCGATGGTGAAAGTTTGGTAGTGACTGAACTTAACGATCCGACACAAATTAATCCATTGAAGTATGGCTCATCTGAAGTTGATCCAGACCCAGTGGTTGCTTTGCTTAAACTACGCAATGAAGTCTATGCACTGAACCGTAATACCATCGAGGTGTTTGATAATCAAGGCGGTGAGTTCTTTCCATTCCAACGTATTGAGGGCGCACAAATACAAAAGGGCGTGATTGGCACGTTTGGATGCTGTGTGTTTATAGAGAATATCGCTTACTTAGGAAGTGGGCGTAATGAAGCGCCAGGCGTTTACCTTGGCGCAAATGCAAATGCTAATAAAATAAGCACACAAGAGATTGATAATTTATTGCTTGAATATACCGAACTTGAGCTGGCAAAGGTTAAGTTAGAGGCTAGGAACGATAAGAACCATCAGCACTTATATGTTCATCTGCCAGACAGAACAATTGTATTTGACGCAACTGCTACATCCACACTACAGACTCCAGTATGGTTTACCCTTACAAGCACCATTGTAGGCTTTGCACAGTATCGTGCTAGGAATATGGTCTGGGCTTATGACAAGTGGTACATTGGCGATCCGCAAACAAATAACATTGGTTATTTTGTGCAGGACATTGGCAGTCATTGGGGACAGCAAGTGCGCTGGGAGTTTGGTACAGTGATTGTCTATAACGAAGGCAGAGGCGCATTGATGCAGCAGCTTGAGCTAGTTAGCTTAACAGGCAATGTTGCGCTAGGTAAAAATCCTAAGATAAGCACTAGCTACACAGTTGATGGTAAAAAATACAGCCAAGAGAGAGCTGTATCAGTTGGCATGGTAGGCAACACGACAAAGCGCATTGCATGGTTTCAGCAAGGACACATGAGAAACTGGCGCATACAACGCTTTAATGGTGACAGTGATGCTCACCTATCATTCGTTAGACTTGAAGCGCAACTAGAGCCGTTAGCGTATTGATATGGCTACGCAAAAACTAAACCTTACCCGTGACCAGCTTGCTAGCTTCTTACAAGACTTTGAGCAAATAAAACAGTTTGAAAGATTGTTTGCCGTTGTTGATCAAGTAGCACCAAGCGCAGACACGACAGGGATTAGTATTGAAGCTGGCAATGCAAACGCAAGTGCAAATGACGCATTAGCACAAATAATAAGACTTGCTCAAGATACTGCTGTTAATGGTGACAATAAAGGTGTTCAGGCTTTAGATGCTTTTGCTCGTATTTCAAATACATTAGAGATGCTGGCACTAGCACCAATACATAATAATGTAGAATTATCACATGATGTTAATGGGATATTACCGTATGCAAACCAAACCGCTAGAGTGCGATCAAATCAGGTGCTAACATGGCTTTCGATGTAATAACCCCGACAAAACTAGGGCAAGCTGCCATCACTGTAGGCGTTACAACGCTATACACGACACCAGCAGCCACACGTACATTGCTTAAAGAGTTAAGCATTGCTAACACGACTGCTGCGAGTATTAACGTGCGAGTGTTCTTAGTGCCATCGGCAGGTGCAGCAGGAACGGCTAACGCATTTTTATATGATGTAGCAGTCCCTAATAATAATACCTTACAATACGATGGCATACAGGTAATGGATGCAGGTGATACAATTCAAATACAAGCGTCTGCTGGTGGTTTAACAATTACCGCTAGTGGCGCAGAAGCGGTTTAAGGAGATACAAAATGGCAGTAATAGCAAAACCACTCATTAATTCAAAACAAATGGAAGCGGCACAGACAACGCAATATACTGCGACTAACTGCACAGCCATCATTGATAAGTTTACAGCGACTAATACCACAGCATCAAACGCATTGATTAGCGTTAATCTAGTGTCATCTGGTGGTGCGGCTGGTGCTACTAACTTAATCGTAGATGCTAGAGCTATCGCACCAGATGAAACTTACACATTCCCAGAGCTGGTAGGGCAAGTATTAGCATCTGGTGGCTTTATTTCAACAACTGGTACTGCTGCTGCTTTAACCATTAGAGCATCTGGCAGAGAGATAACTTAGGAGCTAACATGAAAGATTTTTTAATGATGCCTAAAGGTTTTATGGGTTTGCCGTCTGAGGATGAGTTTATCACCACCGCAGAAAATAAAAAGAACACACAAACTGTAATTGATGACTGGATGCTTGGCCCTAAAGACCCGTCTAACGAACCTACTGCAAATAAAGTCTATTGGGTGACATTAGGCAAAGCAATGCAAGTGGATGAGAAAGAAGCTCGCAGACGCAGATGCTCTAACTGTGAATACTACGATAACAGCGTGTTGATGCAAGCTAAGATGGACAAAATACCTGTTAATGAATGGGACACAAACGCTGGCTTTCGTGGGTACTGTCATAACTTTGATTTCATTTGCCATGATATGCGTTCATGCCAGGCATGGGAAGAAAAAGAGGATGATTGACAAAATGCGTCAGTGTGAGAAAATAAGTGCGCTGAGTTTATTGAGCAACCAGCAGCTCCCAATGCCCTATTAGGAGACATGATGCTAGTATCTGTTACAGAATCAATTACAGACGAGCATTTGCTGGAAGTGTATGCTGACCCTTATATCAATAAGATTGGTCACGATCACCGACCTGCCGCACCCATCATTCACCCTAATGTTACTTACTTGTCTGCATGGATAGGTAAAACCTTTGCTGGCGCATTTATGGTTATTAAACAGAGTGCAGTTGAATTAGAGCTTCACTCATTGCTTAAAAAATCATCACTTAAAGAATCTCGCAATTTAGCTGAAGCGTGTTTGGCATGGGCTTTTGCCCATCCTATTTTGCGTGTAACTGTTTATATAATTGAAGGCTTAGAGGCGGCAAAGAACTTTGCTTTGAAACTAGGCTTTAAAAACGAAGGTTGCAGACGTTGTGCGTGTGTACAAGGTGGCATAGTTAAAGACGTTTATATGCTGGGTATGACTCGGCAGGAATGGAGAACAGCATGAGTTTTGTTGGCGATTTAATTGGTGATGTAGTTGGCGGTATTACTGGTGCTAAGGCGGCTGGTAAGGCTGCACAAGCTGGGGCTGCTACGCAAGCTGCGGCTGCACAGGCTGGCATTGATGAACAACGTAGGCAGTTTGACAAGCTAGTCGAGCTGATGTCACCGTATGTGACTGCTGGTACTGAATCAATGGCTGCTCAAAAAGCATTGATTGGGTTAGCTGGCCCAGAGGCTGAACGTGCTGCAATAGCAAAACAAGAGCAATCCCCTATCTTTCAATCATTAGTTCAGCAAGGCGAGAGTGCTATATTGCAAAACGCTGCTGCTACTGGTGGTTTGCGTGGTGGTAATGTTCAAGCAGCATTAAGTCAATTCAGACCGCAAATACTTAACTCACTCATTGAACAACAATACGGTAGGCTTGGTGGCTTTACTAAATTGGGTCAAGCATCGGCAGCAGGTCAAGCTGAACAAGGCATGGCTTCAGCAGATTCAATAGCTAACTTACTTGCAAACCAAGGCGCAGCTACAGCAGGTGGTCAAATAGCTAGAGGCAATGTAAACCGTCAAGCATTTGGTGATTTATTAAGCATTGCTGGTGCAGCAACACCATTTTTTAAAAAAGCACCAGCTGCTCCTGTATCAAATTATTAATACATATATGCTTAATGCTTTCAGGAAAATTATATGGCTATAAATCCACTACAAAAACCGATTGATTATCTTGGCATGGTGCCACAGGTAGATATAGGTCAAGGCATCGAGAACTTGGGTGCAGCATTTGCTAAACGTCAAGAACGTATTGATGCTGAAGCGCAAGCTGCAGTATATAAAACTGATTTAGAAGCTACATTAGCTGACCCATCTCAAACTAATTGGGCTATTTTGGCTGCTAAGTACCCAAAAAATTATCAGGGATATAAAGCTGCTGGTGAAATGTATGGTGCGGATAAACTTAAAAATGACTTTAATCAAGGATTTGAGATATCAACTGCGTTAGAGAATGTCAACCCTGGTGTAGCTAAAAGCAAACTTGATATAATCATTGAAGCTAAAAAGAACTCTGGCGAATCACCTTTGGTTTATGAGCAAATACGTGATGCGATTGATCGTGGTGAAATTACTGAAGCGCAAGCTGGTGTTAATGCTGCATTAGTAATTATTGACCCAGTACGCTTTAAGAATACAGTAGATGCTCAAGTAGCAGGTAAAACAGCAGCAAACGTAATTACTGAAGCGGAAGCTAAAACTGACAAAGCGGTGGCAGATGCTGAAAGCGCACGAGCTGTAGCTGATACAGCAGAGGAAAAAGCTGCGGCTGATTTAAAATTGGCAAAAGCTAAAGCTGACCAAGCGGATATACAAGCTAAGTTTGAGGAAAGAAACCAAAATGCAAACCTTAAAAAGCTAGCACTTGATTCAGGTTTAACCTCTGCACAAATAGATGAGGTGCTTGTTAAAACTAGGAAGCTAGGACATGAAGCTAAAAAAGCAGCTTTAGAATTAAAGGCTTTAGAAAAAACAGGTGGTGTTGACCCTGATAAAATATTTGGGTACGAGGAAAAACTACGCAAAGAATGGCAAACTCGCAAAGGACAATATACAGAGCTTAAAAGTACGTATGGAAAAATAAAAATTTCAGCAGCCTCAAAAAATGGCCCAGGCGATATTGCGTTGATTACTGGGTTTATGAAAATGATTGATGAAGGTGCTATTGTTCGTGAGACTGATTTTGCTTTAGCAAGAGATACTGGTGGACTGTTACAAGAATTAAAAAATCAAGCAGGAAAATTACAATCTGGCGCAATATTTACTTTAGATTCAAAACAGCGTCAAGAGTATGTTAATTTAGCCAATCAATATTTAAATGCAGCAGAGGAAAGAGCCAATCAGGAAAAAAAATCACTTGGGTATGTAGTTAAAAAGCACAACTTAAACCCTGAAAACGTATTTGGTGTTGATTCTGATATTGTTACTATCAATGGAAAAACCTACACTAGACCAGCAATAATGACTAATGAACAGTGGACTGCATATAAGAAAGAACAAGGGGGCTTATAAATGGCATTAAGTCCAGAGGAATGGTTAGCTGAACAAAATAGGCAAATACAAACTGTGCCTGTTTCTGCACCTATGCCTACTGAAGCAGAGAAAGCTGCCTTTGAGAAAGAGCAAGCCAAAGAACCTTTATCGCCAGAGGAATGGTTAGCGCAACAACCTAAAGCAGCACCGGCAGTGCAACCAGAAGCGCAACCAGAACTTGGTTTCTTTGAAGGCATTGGTGAAAGCATTACTGGCACTAGACGAGCTACACCTACGACTGAATCATTGCCTGACTATGGTGGTATGCCAGAGTTAAGTGCATTTAGCATGGCTGGGATTAAATCAGCTCTAGGCACAATGCAGACTAGCCCAGAGGAAACTGTGCAGGTCATTCAAGCTAACTTCCCTGGCGTACAAGTAACACAAGACGAAAAAGGCAATTACATATTGCAGTCATCTATTGATGGCAAACAGTATGCAATTAAACCAGGCTTTCAAGTAAGCGATATTCCACGTGCTGGGGCTGCCATCGCTGCGTTTACTCCTGCTGGTAGGCTATCTACCATCCCTGCTGCAATAGGCGGTGCTGCAGCCACACAAACGGCAATAGAGGCATCACAAGCGGCAACAGGCGGTGAGTTTAATCTAGGTGAGGTTGGTATGGCTGCTGCGACAGCACCAATAGCACCATTGTTATCACGCATCATTCCACCAGCTTATCAAGCGGTGAAAGAGGGCGTTAAGAGTGTTGTAGGCAGAGTTGCGCCATCTGTAGCACCTGCTGTAGCACCTGCGGTTGCTCCAGTTGTTGCACCTGCTGTTGCGGAAGTGACAGATGACGCTGTTAGAGTATTAGTTCAAAAGGCATCTGGTCGTGGCTTTGGCTCAACTGCTGCACGTAACCGTTTGGCTGACCTTGCTCAAGTAAATGTAGCGGCTAAAGAAGCGGCTGATCGTCTAGGCATTGAATTACCTGCTGACGTATTTAGTGATAACCCACAAGTAAGGGCTGCGGCTGGATTAACTAGATCAGTTGTTCGTAGTGATGCTGAAGCTGCGTGGAAAAATACTGTAACTAATGCAGTAGATAAGGCTGACGATATACTTAAACAGTATGATGCAACATTTGTTGAGGGTACAGTTGCGCCAGGCGTTGTATCACAAAAGATAAAAGATTCACTAACATCAACAAGGGCAAGCCTAAATAAAGAGGCTGGAGTTCTTTACGATACAGTTAATGCAGCAGTTCCAAAGACAACTATTATTACGTTGCCAAAACTTAAAGCAACGCTAGATGCTGTGAAAGCAGAAGTAGGCGAAGCTGGAATGTCAAAATCAGAAAAAGAACTTATTAAAATGATTAGTGATGGCAATGTTTCGTATGGTCGTTTAATGCGTGAAAAAACACTTATTGGCAAAGCCATAGATAAACTTGATTCACCTTATGGCAGTATGGCAGAGGCTGATTTAAAACGCTTGTATGCTGCGCTTGCTGACGATCAATTAACTATTGCTGCAAAAGTAGGTGGAGAGCCACTACGCCAACAACTACGTGCAGCCAACTTGCTATATGCTAAAGAACGTGCATTAGGTAAACGTATTGTTAATGCGTTTGGTCAAGACATCGAGGGCAGCGTTGCTAACAAGATGCGTACTGCCATCACCAGTGCTGCTAAAGGCGATGCTGGCGAGTTTAATCGTTTGCTTAAGTCTGTGCCTAAAGACTTACAAAAAGAAACTATTGCTACGGCTTTAGCATCTGCTACACGTTCAAAAAATGGTTTTGGCTTTTCAGAGTTTGCAGACTTGTATCCTAAACTACGTGCTAACCCACCTGTTTATAAAACCATTGTTGATACGCTAG